AAATCCCCACTCAAAATCTTTCTGATTAAAGCAAAAAGACCTCATAAGGTCTGCTTTAGTTAATACTGTCTTTCCATGTCCTCTTGGCATAATGATAGCCAACTGTTTTATATCTTGGTCATTAATAGCATCTGCAATATTATAATGAAACCAAGGAGTTTCAGATCTTAAAAAATCATCAGGCAAAAATAATTTACCAAATGCAATTATATCATTGTACGCTAGATGTAGTGCCTCTTCTTCTTTAGACACATTATGTAGGTTTATATTAGCCAATGCCCAGTCTACTTAAAGCTCTATCAACTTTATTATGTAAGTCTTTTAAGCTATTCTTTAAATCATCTATTTCATCATCATGCACAACTACTAAATCTTTTGCAGTAGTGATATATTCTTCTATCTCAGCAATCTTCTTTATCTCTTCACCACATTTGCAATCACTAATATCTAATACACTTTCTTCAATCTTTTCAACTTGCTTTTCTACTTTTGATTTAGTTTTACTCATATTACTCCTTAATGTTTTTCCCCAACTGGGTGTGGTGTTCCTTTTTGTGGTCAAATATGCCAACCTTTAGGCATCTTTATTTGTCCACCTTTTTTATAACCTCTTACTGGACCGACATCAGCAGTCTGCAAACTTTTCTTTTTCTTTTTAGTTCCATACATTCTTCTACCTGTAGGTATTTCGCCACCTTGCTCAAATGCAGGGATCATATCTTTAAATAAATCCCAAAGGCTTCTACCTTCACCCATATTCATATAGTTACGAGCTTCTTCTAAGGATAAAGTATCTGAATAGCCTGGAGTAGCTTTTATATCTTGTCTTAATGCATCTGCAAATATTTGTCTTCTTTTTTCTTTGCCACCTTCACCTTCAATAAACTTAGCTAAATGTCTTTCATCACCACCTTTAGTCTTTGCAGTATATCTTGCAACACTACCACCTGGGACTCTTTTGCTTTCAACTTCTTCTAAAGATGCAGAATCTAATATATCAGACATTACTCTACCACCACTTTGGTATTCTTTTTCCATTTGCATAGGCTTACCAGTCATAGCAGCCCAGGCTTGAGCTTTCTGCATTCCAGCTTTAGTGTAAGGAAATTCTACTCCATCTACTTTTGGCATATTAAGCCTCCTTTAATGCAGGTCTTTGTGATGCTTGTATCTGCTTTGGCTCAAAGCCTTGGAACAATGCACCTGTAACCTCTGTTGTTTTTTGAGTTTCTTTAAGTTCAAGTATCTCACTTAGTTCAAATAAAGCTTTAAGCTTGTCAGAGTCTTTCTCAGCTTCCAATGCAATATCTCTAATTCTACCTAATACAACCTCTGGTGTGATGCCTAATTCTTGAAGAACAGGCTTAATTTCTTCTTTCATAACTTTCTTTACTCTTTCAGATTTAAGTAAAATACCTGCCTGTAATTTAGCATACTTTCTATTATTAGTTCTATACACTTTTAGATAGGCATCTTCTGGTGAAACACCCCTTACGATGTGCTGTGCAAAAAGAGTTTCGTTAATTGTCAATTCTTTCCTAGTCTTCTTTATCTTACCAGAGAGAGTATATATATCTTCTCTCTTTTCAGTATCCATATGTTTAGCTTTCTCAGAAAAAGTACCAGTACAAGTGCCAAAGAAATGAACAATCTTTTGCTTACCTCTTTTGGTTCTCATTTCATTCTTTCTTAGGATCTGAATAATACAGCCATCATCAGCTAACACCCAATCTCCTATCTCTGCTTTTCGCCAGTCTTTAAGATAGACTAAGTCTTCAGGTAGTTCATCTAAGTCTTCATAGACATGATGTTCAATCTTCTTTATTGTATATGTTCTCATAAGGCAAACTTACAACACTTTTTTCAAAAATTGGAGCATTTTAATACTCACTCTTATAAGCATTGGGGTGGGTTGGAAATAGCATTTCCATATATAGTTTTTGGTTATTTTTGGTTTTTAGTTATTTAATTTTAATTGAAAGGATGTACAATGACTGAACTAGTCAAAGCAGCTGTGTTGAATGCAGTGAAGTTAAATAGTAATGCTGTTAATGTAGCAGTAGCTAAGCAGTTAGGTAGCAGGTATCCTAATATGAACAAGGTAAACAATATGCTAATGAATAGTATAGAACAAGTTCAACAAATGGATGCATTAATGAAAGGGGCAGACGGTAGTAAACAGAATCCATTGACTGCTCTTATCAATACTCTTGTAGCACAAGATAAGAAATCTATAGAGCAAGAGAATCCTGAACCTGAATGGGTTAAGAAGTTAGAAGCTTCCAACACTAAGCTACATGGTACAGTTAAGAGTTTGCATCATAGAATTGATGCGATTGAACAAGCACTGCCTCCTTCTTAGGAGGTTAGTGTTTCTTTAATAGTATATCACTATCATAAGTTTGATAAAACAGGCTAAAACAGGCAGTTACAGCTTCATAAAGCACTGCATATAATAATACTAAAAGCCTTAGTCTCACTATGATTTGTGAATACTCTTACACTTAAACTTATACAATATTACTTGGAGCAAGAAACTATCTAGCTAAGTGCGATAATGATGGATGAGTGTCCTTTAGGTGATCAAGGCTATAACTTAACTTAAAAACCTATGATAAACTGTAGTAGCTGCAAAGAGCTATGATCTACAGAGAGAGCAGGTGTTGCCAGTAATATTTATACTTATCCACAACTTACTAACATAAGGAGATACTACAATCATTGATCATATGAATAAACTGATAGCTTTTAGCTTTGATGACTTAAGCTTTCCAAAAGGCTGGGCAAACAAGTCATGGTGGATAGATCTTATCCCTAAGTTTTGGACTACTGTTGATTACAGAGACTATGCTTTGATAGGTCTAAAGATTCATCTTGCTAACAGGCAATATAGAGGTAAAGTTTTAAGATTTAGGATAAGCTTTATAAATAAACTGAAAGTGCATCTAAGTTTCCAATTTAAAAAGGATGTTTTACTTTAAATTAAACCAAGAGGGCTGTCTTAACTGATGGCTCTCTATAAACAGGAGATACTACAATGAATGAATTACAAAGAGCTTTAATAGAGGTACAACATTTGTTAGATAAATTTGTAAAACCACTAGCTGAAAAAGGTAGAGATAAAGCTGAGATTAACCCAATTACTTATAATCCAGTTGATTATGGTAAGCAAGACTATGATAAGGTAAAGTTATTAGTTCAAGTATTTATGGCAAACTTATGGGATTTAGGCTTTACAGATGACCAGGATATATTAAACTTTAATGCTAAACTTAAGAAAGACTTTGAAGACTCATTGCTTCATGATCAAGATGAAAGAGAGAGATTATAATGATTGATGAAAATTTTAGAGATATGAACTCTGAAGAAGTATGGGTTGCAGAAGATACACTTAATGGTTGGATGAAAATAGAAATTGCTTACTATAAATTAAGAAACCATTGGTTGGTTAAACTTGCAATTAAACTTAGAATAATTAAACTATAAGGAGATATATATGGATAGAATGACACATTTAATGGGTTACATTGATAAAGATTTTAATGTGACCCAAGACCCTAAGAAAGCAGTTAAAAAGATTATACTCAAAGGCATTCAATGGGTAGAACAAGGAGTAGCTGAAACTTATAATACTAGAGTAGAACTAGAAGATATTAAAAAGGAGAAAGCATAATGAATGTGCATGAAAGACTCATGATAACTTTTGCTATAATAGCAGAGGATATGATGAAAAAAAACAGGGATAGTAAAGAACCAGAGCATCCTGTCAAAGTAATGATGAAGGTTATGAACTGTTTGTTAGCAAATGAGTTTGAAGGTGAAAGTGTTGATGAAACCTTTAAAGCTTTTAAAATTGCTGATGAACAGAAGAAAGAAGAAATGTTTGAATTAGCTCTTCATTTTGTAGGAATGTCTATTGCTCACATTGAAGCATTTGTTGAAAAGTATTTTGATAAAGAAGATACTAAAACAGATGCAGTTGGTGATCTTAAACAGATATTAGATAACATTGGTTTGTCTTTAAACTAAATTGAAAGGAATAACTACTATGTATATAAGAATTAAAAGTCTAGTGTTAAAGCTAGAGAACATACTGTACATAAATAAAGACTACAACTCTTCAGAAGTATTGAGAGTTCATGATGGAGTGAAAGATCACTACATAAGAGTAGGTCATAAAAGCTATGTTGAGATTTATACTGACCTGCTTATTAAGATGTTAAACTTTGACCATACATCTAAAAATTCTGTAAAGAACTTTGAAAAACTGACTGAAAGTCTTGACAACTTAAATAATAGTAAGCCAAGTGACTGGGATTAAAGAATTTCTTGTTACTATTATAACTATATGTGTTATACTTTGTGCTCTGTTTTATACACTAGCAGTTATAAATAATAGTTATGAAGAAGTTGTAAGACTTAAACCTTATGAAACTAAAGCAAAAGTTCTTGAAGATAGAGTCGAGTATCTTGAGGACTATTTAAAACAACAGGGATATAAATTTTGAATATATATAATATATATACTTAAAGTCATATATCCAAACATATAAATACAGGGTGTAGTTAGCTCCTAGCTACGCTCTGTGGATATGTTGATAACTGAAA